GAGATCACCTGCACGTCCATCCCGGTGCCGCCGACCACGGCGTTGATGAAGGTGACGTTGAGGTAGAGCGGCTGGCCCTCGCCGAGGTCGGCTGCCTGCAGCTGCTTGGTGGCACCCGTGGTGTCGATCGACGACCCCGAGACCACGGCGGCACCCGCCGAGAATATGTTCTGCGCGACCACGTTGCCAGCAGCGTCGAAGCTGCCGAAGATGTGGGTGAATGCGTCAACTACGGCCATGTGATCTACTCCTGCTGGCTGGCCTCAGACGACCCGCGCCTCGGTGTTGAGAAGGGCGTCCGTCCTGCGGAGCGGGATGCCGTCGAACGATGTCCAGCTGTGCGACTTGCCGAACTGGTTGAGCCCGCTCTCGATCGCCAGCACGTTGCCGGTCTGGGTCATCGCCTGAATGCGCATCATCGAGTGGACCGTGCGGTTCATGTAGAACACCGGGGTCACCGATCCGAGGCTCGGCAGATGGTCGATCGCACGCGCCATCAGCTTCATCAGGTTGGCGGGCGTGGTCTCGCCGACGAGGTTCGAGACATCGATGTTGGCGATCCGGACGACGTAGCGCCAGTCCTTGACGACGAGGCCGTTGTCCCACTGGTAGAGCGACTTGTAGGCGCGATACCAGCCGCCGAGTGCGTCCTGCACGTCGTCGAGCCCGAGGTCCTCATGGTGGAGCCCCGCCTGCGAGCCCTTCGGATAGGTGCCGAACACCGAGCCGTCGCCCCAGCCGACCAGCCAGATCGAGGTATTGTCGGTCTGCTGCCCGCCAGCGTCGAGGATGTTGATCTTGTTGGGCGAGTTGACGAGGTCCGAGTAGCGCGGGCTGAGCCCGAGATACTGGCGAGGGTCGGCGCCGGGGTTGCCGTAGAACATCGTCTCGGCCTGCTGCTGGTTCATCGCCTCGAGGAAGGCGCTGTCCTCACTGAGCCGGAACGAGGCGGTGTTGCCGTTGAGGTCGGCGAGCTTCTGGTCGACGTGGCTGCGCGCCTCGAGCATGCCGACGGTCTCGTCGACCTGCGCCGTGGTCGATTTGCTAGGCGGCACGCCCTGATTGATCGCGCGCCAGTAGACCCGTGGCAGCCCTGTGCGGATCGTCACCCGGTGGCCGGTGGGCAGATTGCCCTCCATGAACACCATGTCGGTGAGGATCTCGTTGGTCTGCGAGAGCATCTCGACGATCGGCGCGATGCCGTCGCCCGAGGGGTTGGTCCGCTTGGCGATGTCCGCGATGGTCGCGGCTTGGGTCGAGAGTGCTGGCACAGCGGCGATCCTTACTGATTGCTATGGGCTGGGAACATGCGTTCGGCGAGCGACTTGTCGCCGCGAGGCGAGGTCGATCCCGCCGCGACAAAGCCGTCTTCACTCGCAAGCTCGCCGACGCGCGCAAGCAGGCGGATGATCTCGGGGTGGTTCTCAAGCTGCTCCTCGCGGAGGAACTTGGTGAGTTCGGGGGTGCCGAAGGTCTCGAGGCCGAGCTTGGCCTTGGCAAGCTGGGGCGCCTCGAACGACGCCTTCGACTGGGTGAGCCACTCGGTGCGGGTCTGGGTGAAGCCCTCGACGAGGCTGTCGATGGTGCGCTGCACCAGTGCCGCGCCCAAGTTGACGATCTCCTGCGCCTTGGCCTGCGGCAGGTTCAGTTCCTTGGCGACGCCCTTGAAGCTGTCGATGCTGGCGGTGTCGAGCACCACGCCCTCGGGTGCGTCGAAGTCGGCATAGGCTTCAGGCGCACCCTCGGGGGGTGGCTCGGGCACGGCGGTGGCATCGGGATCGGGGGGCGTGGCGTTGGGATCGGGTGCCGGGTCGCCGGTGACGAGGCCCTCTGGAGTGGGCGGATCGGTCAACAGGCCGGGTGTGGCACCCGCTGCAGCCGGTGTCGTAGCTGGGGCGCTGGACGGAGTGGCTGCAGCGGGCACCTGTGCCACCGATGAAGCCGGTGGTACGGGGGAAGGGGATGCTACAGGAGGGGCAGTCGCCATTCAATCGTCCTCATTGCCTAGCAGCAGCACCAGCTGGTGCGGGGTCCACCGGGCTGCGCGATCCAAGATCCACAGCCCCATGTTCCGCTGGCCCTCGTTGAACGCGGTGACGGTGGGGTCGCGATCATAGGACACCCTCCATACACCGGCCTGCGACAGCCACCGCCGCGCGATGCGACGGCCCCTCGGGTCGGCCATGAGCCATCGGAAGTCCCCCTCGTCATTGGCCTCGGCGAGGCGCTCCGAGGCCTTGCGCTCCTCGTCCGCCTGCTCTTGGCCCCGGATGTCGAACGGGTCCAGATCGCTCATTCGACGCGCATCATAGCGCGTGTAAACGACGACACGCGAACCCCATCACATGACCCCCGCCCGGTTGGCGATGATCACCACCGCGACGACGATCAGGAGGCACTGGATGATCATGTTGAACGGCGACGGCAGCGGCAGCATCGACACCGCGTAGCAGAGCAGCGCGACGAGGATGATGACGATGATCGCGAAGATGAGGATGCTCATCAGCGTGGCTCCGGGTCTGTGCCAGCCACGACCAGCAGCGGTGCTGCCCGGTAGACCAATGGAGGCGAGAAGTGATTAGGCGCGTCGAACATCTGGTCATCGATGTTATTGTCAGCCCACGCCTCGGCGCTTGCCCGGTCGGGAAACCTCGCGTCAATTACCCGGCCCGCATGAATGACCACCCAGTGCGACCCCTCACGGCAGGTGATCATCATCAGTAGGTCTCCGCAGATGGGCTGTTATAGCCCGAGAACAGGCTCATGATGTCATTGGCGGCGTTGCTCGTCCCGCCCTTGGTCGGCACCGCCCCGAGCTTCTGCGCCGTGTCGGCGGACTGGTTGACCATCGCCGCCTGTTCCGCCGCCTGCTGTGCCTGTGCGCGCTGGTCGCGGACCAGTGCCGCCTCCTCGCTCGAGACGATCAGGTCGGGGTCGACGCCCAGCGCATCGGCATAGGCATCGGCCCACTTGTCGGCGTCGAACTTGTCGAGCACCGTCGGCTTGAAGCTCGCCACCGTGCCGAGCGTGCCGACGTATCGATCGAGCGCCGTCGTCGACACCGCGCGCTGGGCCTGTGCGAGGGTCGATATGAACTCGACCCTGACCGGCATGCCGTTCATCTCGGGTGGCGGCACCGGCAATATGCCAGCTGCCAGCGCATCCTCGAACGTGCCGCCGACCAGCGGTGAGAGAAGCTCGTCGTGGAGCCGCTCGAGCACGGGGCCGAGCATCAGCAGCTTCTCCTCGTGGCGCTCGGCGACCTCGGTCGCGGTCATGTTCTTGTCGCTCTGCGCGATCATCAGGAACAGGTCGGCGTAGAAGGTGCTCTCGATCCGCTGGCGGACGTCCTGAATGTCGGCGAGCAGGTGGTTGAGGTCGAGCCGCACCTCGAACAGCGAGCCGATCGACTGGCCCCCTGCCGCTGCGATGTCGAGATAGTTGACCCCGCCGGGCAGCTGGTTGATCTCGCGGCCCTTCATCGCCGAGGGCACCTGCAAGGGCGGCTTGGTCATGTAGTCGATGCCCTGCGCCTTGCGCAGCTGCTCGTGCTGCAGCTGCTTGATATCGCCCAGCGCCTCCATGCCGGGGCTGTACCCGTAGATGTCGTTGGCGTTGGTCTGCCATCTCGGCGCCAGCGGCCTGAACCGCTTGAAGCCACCCTCGCGCAGGTAGACGTTCGGCGGCGTGCCCTGCTCATAGTAGCAGCTGCGGTAGGGCATGTTCTTGGCGTCGCTCTTGGTGCGATCGCGATCGGCACGCGGCTCGATGACGTGCATGATCGGCACCCATGCATCGAGGTTGCCGTTGTTCCAGAGGTTCTGGACGGTGCCCGAGACATTGTCCCAGCCGAACTCGCCGACCAGTTCGTGGACGGTCTTGGAAAGCTCGCGGAACAGCGTGTTGACCCGCCCCTCGGCGTCGGTCGCCAGCGCGTACTGGCCGATCGTGCAGGGGTAGTGGTGGATGACATTGTCGAAATTGGGCAGCGGGATCGTCACGGCGGTGCCGAAGCAGCCCAGTTCCTCGTAGCTGGTCTGCAGCGCCCGGTAGGTGTTCGACCGCGCGAACACGTCGAGCATGATCCGCCGCACATCGGCGAGCCACAGCTTGACCGAGTGATATTCGGTAAGCTCGGGGTCGGCGGTGGTCAGCCTGAACCACGGCCTCGCAGGGCTCGTCACCCCCGCCATCATCCCCGAGGAGAGGATGCGCAGGGCACGGGTCGCGGTGTTGTCGTAGATGTTGTTGTGGCGCTTCTCGCCCCGGTTCGCGTCACTGACGAGGAACTGGCCGAGCCTCGGCTGGAGGACGGTCGAGATCTCCTGCCAGTGCGGAAACCATGTCGAGCGCTCGGTCTTGAGCACCGACCATCGCTCGTTGAGCCGGTCCTTGTGAGGCATTCCTCCCGAGCCGGGGCGGTAGGTGTCGGGCTTCATCCGCCGAGCGCCGAGGTCGAGCCGAGCAGGCCCTGCACGCCGCCGCCCAAGGCGGACGAGATCGACGAGCCAAGCCTGCTGGTCAGCATCGTCGAGCCGATCCCCGACGAGTTGCGCA